TTATTCGCGAGATCAATACGAATTTATATTTTATGGACGAGGGATTGAACGATTCGGACTTATTTGCTGAAGCGGCGCAAATAAAACCCGTTCCGTTGAACGTGAGTTTGGACAGCGATTATACTTATGACTTTAGCATATTAGATAGCGCACAATTACCATGAGCGATGACAAATATAAGAACGACTACAATTATACCAAAGAAACTCTTTACGATTTAATTGAAAAGGGTCGAGAAGGTATAGAAGAAATGATAGAGGTCGCGCGCACGAGCGAACACCCGCGTGCGTACGAGGTCCTTGCTAAACTGATCAAAGATACCGCAGACGTATCCGATAAATTGATGGACTTAAATAAAAAGCACAAGGAAATCAATCGCGAAGATCAAAAGCAACTCCCCGCGTCGCAAACGACGAACAATGTTTTTATCGGTAGCACTACTGACTTACAGCGAATGCTGCAGGATAGTAACATAAAAGATGTAACGCCTGAACATGATAGAACTGAAGGATAGTTATCTAGGGAACGCTAATGTTAAACGTGATGGCGTTTCTCAACAGTGGACTCAAGAACAGGTTCTAGAATATGCCAAGTGCATGCAAGACCCATCGTACTTCACTAAAAAATATGTAAAAATTATTTCTCTCGATAAAGGATTGGTACCATTTAACCTATACCCTTATCAAGAAGAAATGTTCAATCATTTCAATAACCATCGTTTTAATATCGTGCTCGCTGCCCGTCAGTCTGGCAAGACTATCGGCGTGGTTGCTTATCTGTTGTGGTATGCTTTATTTCACTCGGAAAAAACCGTAGCGATACTTGCTAACAAAAGGGCAACCGCTCTTGAGATTCTATCACGTATTACTCTTGCCTTGGAAAACATTCCATTCTTTTTACAACCAGGATGTAAGGCACTGAATAAAGGCAACATCGAGTTCTCGAATAATACCGAGATACTTGCTGCTTCAACGAGTAACAGTTCTATTCGTGGTAAGTCGGTCAACTTATTATACCTTGACGAGTTTGCTTTCGTTGAGCGAGACGCTACTTTCTATACATCCACCTATCCTGTTATTACTGCCGGTACAACAACCAAGGTAATAATTACTTCAACGGCAAACGGTATCGGAAACACCTTTCATAAGATATGGGAAGGCGCTTTACAGGGAATAAACTCCTACAAACCGTTTAGAATTGACTGGTGGGACGTGCCAGGACGCGATGATCAATGGAAAGAAGAAACCATTGCGAATACATCGAATCGACAGTTTGATCAGGAAATGGGTAACACGTTCTTCGGCACGGGCGATACTTTGATTAACGCGGAGACGCTCATGAGTTTGAGAGCGAAACCGCCGATTAGAGTACTGGATGATCACAGTGTAAAAATATATGAAGAACCTATCCCCAACCATGATTATGTAATGCTAGTCGATGTATCTAAAGGTAGGGGCCAAGACTACTCAACCTTCAACATAATAGACATCAGCGTCAGACCGTTTAAACAGGTTGCCGTTTACCGCAACAATTTAATCTCGCCGATACTATTTCCAAACGTGATATATAAGTATGCGAAACTTTATAATGAAGCATATGTGGTCATAGAAGCAAATGATCAGGGCAGCGTTGTATGTAACGGTTTATATTATGACTTAGAATATGAAGAAGTGCACACGTCTTCTGCCATAAAAGCAAACAGTATCGGCGTAGAGATGAACAGAAAAACCAAGCGCATCGGATGCTCAGGGTTTAAAGATCTACTCGAAACAAACAAGTTGGACGTGGTTGACGACCAAACGATATTAGAAATATCCACGTTTGTCGCAAGAGGAACATCATACGAAGCATCTGACGGTAACCATGATGACTTGGTTATGAACCTTGTGCTGCTTGGTTACTTTGTGACCACAAGTTATTTTGAAGATCGAACGGATATTAATATCAAGGATTTGATGTTCAAGCAAAAGATGAAAGAAATAGAAGACGACGTGCTTCCATTCGGTTTCATCGACAATGGACTGAGCGATATACCGCCCGAAGATGCCGATGATCCGTGGGAAATAAGAAGCGATGCTATGGGCGGCATGGCTGTCAATGATTGGTGAGAACAAATTATTTATAAATAATAGCAGCGATTCTCAACCGTATTATGTTTTCTTATAATTAGACAACGAGAAGGATATAAAAATGGGACTATTTACTTCATCTTTATCTCCTGCAGTAACTGTAAAAGAAATCGACCTTACTGGTGTATCACCTAATGTCGCAACTTCTATTGCTGGTATTGTTGGAGCATATAAATGGGGTCCTGTTTTAGAACCAACCACCATCGCTAACGAGGGCGAGTTGGCTGAAACATTTGGTACTCCATCATTAACAACAGCAGTTGATTATTTTTCTGCTGCAAATTTTTTAAAGTACTCCGGTAATCTAATCGTATGCCGTAACGTTGGTGATAGCGCATTAAATGCGGTATCTGGTGTTGACACGTTCGGTTTTCTAGATTCCGGTGATGTACGAACCAGAGTTTTAATCAAGAACGACGACGATTATGATACTCAAAAGAGCACGCTGTTGGCAAAGAAAACTGGCGCTTGGGTAGCAAAATATCCTGGCGCATTAGGAAACTCTTTATCAGTTTCTATCTGGGCTGCTGATAGTGGCGGCGCAGCATTCTCAACTTGGGATTATTCTGACGAGTTTGGTGCTGACGTTGGCACCAGTACTTGGGCGACAAACCAAGCTGCTGCGTTGACCAACGATGAGATTCACGTTGCCGTTATTGACCGCAACGGTGCTTTCAGCGGAACCGCTGGCGCTGTTCTCGAAACGTATCCATTCCTTTCTGTAGCGAAAGGTGCAAAGACCACTGACGGAAGCGTAAATTATTTCGCTGACGTAATTGATCGTGCTTCTCAGTATGTTAAGTTTGCAGGTTTTGATTCATCTTGGAGCTATGGCACCAACTGGAACACGGAAGCAGATAGCGCAGGCGTCAGCATTAACTTTGATGCAGGTTATACGCGCAGCAACAGTTCTGCAACCGAAACGCTTTCCGGAGGTTCTGATGGTGCAGCATTAGGAACTTCTGAATTTGCCTTGGGATATGATGAGTTTGAAGATCAGGATGCTGTTGATGTTCAGATTCTTATCGCGCCAGGAATGGCATCTAGTTCCGATCAAGTCACGATAGTCAACGACCTTGTTTCTATCGCGTCAGGTACTCGTAAGGACTGTATCGTAACCGCATCACCTGACCGCAACGCTGTAGTGCGTCAGTCTGATCCAGTTAACGAAACATTGGCAACTGTTGCTCAATTTACTGCATCAAATTACTTGGTTGTCGACAACAACTACTTGAAGGTCTACGACAAGTATAACGATCAGTTCGTGTTCATCCCAGGTGCTTCAGCAACAGCAGGTTGTTGTGCTGCTACTGACGCAAACTTTGGCCCATGGTATTCACCAGCAGGTCAAAAGCGCGGTAACATTCTGGGTGTAACAGGACTCGCTTATACTGCCAGTAAGACACAGCGTGACAGTCTGTACAAGGTTGGTGTCAATCCAATCGTACAGTTGCCAGGACAGGGCACTATTCTGTTCGGCGACAAGACTAAAGAGTCGCGCCCATCAGCGTTTGATCGTATCAATGTTCGCCGTTTGTTCCTTGCTATCGAGAAGTCTATTTCTCTGGCAGCGCGGAACTTCTTGTTTGAGTTCAACGATGAATTCACGCGCTCGGAGTTTGTTGGTATCGTAGAACCTGTCCTACGGGAAATCCAAGCACGTCGCGGTATTACTAACTACTATATACAATGTGATGAGAGTAATAACACGCCAGCAGTTGTCGATAGAAATGAACTTATTGCTTCTATCTTCGTTAAACCTGCTCGCTCTATTAACTTCATTACTCTTAACTTTGTAGCAGTAAGAAGCGGCATTCAGTTTGAAGAAGTTGTTGGGACTGTATAATAGGAGATAACAATGCCAATTTTAAGAGTAGATGACTTTAAAGGTAAACTGTCAGGAGGTGGCGCTCGCGCCAACCTCTTCGATGTCAACATAGTATTTCCAGCATACGCTGGCGGTGACACCGAACTGACGAACTTTATGTGTCGCGCGACAAACATGCCAGGATCAACGATCGCAACAATCCCCGTATTGTTCCGTGGTCGTGAGGTCAAGGTAGCAGGAGATAGGACTTTCGAAGACTGGTCTATCACTGTTTACAACGATACGAACTTCTCGGTTCGCAATTCATTCGAGACTTGGATGAACGGTATCAATGCTCATGAAGAAAATAGCGGTCTTACTTCACCTACTGCATATCAATCAGATATGCAGGTTCGTCAATTAGACAAGAACGGTGACGTATTAAAGACGTATCAGCTTCGTGGGGCGTTTCCGATAACCGTTTCACCAATCGAACTTACTTACGATCAGGCAGGTGCGATCGAAGAGTTTGAAGTTACGATCGCGTATCAGTACTGGACTTCGGATACTACATCCTAGTTTTAGCGTGGTACTAAATAGTGTACAGGGAGGTATCTCCTCCCTGTCATTTTTATATTAGGAATAATCAATGGCCGATTCAACTTTCAACATATTTGGTTTCGAAATCAAAAGGAAGAAAGAGAAGCAAGCAGAAAAACTTGTTTCTGTCGTTCCTCCTACTGACGAAGATGGCGCGGGATACGTTACTGCGTCGGGGCATCATTATGGTTACTATGTTGATATGGATGGCGGTGCGAATGCTAAGGATAACTTGCAACTTATACGCAAGTATCGTGGCGTTGCACAGCATCCAGAAGTTGACATGGCGATCGAAGAAATCGTCAACGAATCAATTGTCACTGGCGATAACAAAGCATCTGTACAACTCTCACTTGACGAAGTCGAAACATCGGAGTCAGTCAAGAAAAAAATTCAGGAAGAGTTCGATAACATTTATTCCATGCTCAACTTTAATGACTATGGGCATGACATCTTTCGTTCTTGGTACATTGACGGAAGAATATATCACCACTTGGTTGTCGATGCCGGCAACGAAAAGGCAGGCATTCAAGAAATACGTTATATTGACTCGTCTAAGATAAGAAAGGTCAAGGAAGTAAAGCATAAGACTGACCAGAAGAGTGGTGTGAAAGTTGTTGATGAGGTCAAAGAGTTTTATATCTATGAAGAAAAACCAGGCAACAAAACCAATGTAATCAAACTTTCTACTGACAGCGTCAGTTATGTTACGTCCGGTTTGCTAGACGAGAATAAGCGTCGAGTGGTTTCTTATCTTCATAAGGCAATTAAACCAATTAATCAGTTGCGCATGATGGAAGACAGTTTGGTTATCTACCGTCTCTCACGTGCACCTGAGCGAAGAATCTTTTATATCGACGTGGGTAACTTGCCACGCGGTAAAGCAGAACAATATCTAAAAGACATTATGGCGCGATACAGAAATAAACTTGTATATGACGCCAACACGGGCGAACTGAAAGACGATCGAAAGCATATGTCTATGCTTGAGGACTTTTGGTTACCACGTAGGGAAGGTGGTAAAGGTACAGAGATATCTACGCTTCCTGGTGGCGAAAACCTTGGTCAGATCGATGATATAATCTATTTCCAGAAGCGCGTGTACCGTGCGTTGAACGTACCAGTAAACCGTCTAGAACAAGAAGCGCAGTTCTCGCTCGGGCGAACCAGCGAGATATCTCGGGACGAAGTGAAGTTTCAGAAGTTTGTCGATCGCCTTCGCGCTCGTTTCGGTAAGTTGTTCTTAGGTATTCTGAAAAAGCAATTACTGCTTAAGAATATTATTACCGAACAAGACTGGGAAGAAATGAAAAGCGATATCTTCGTTGACTATATGCGTGATAATCACTTTACTGAATTGAAGGATAGTGAAATACTACGTGAAAGAATTGCTACCCTTGATCAAATTTCTCAATATGTTGGCACTTACTTTACACAAGAGTGGGTCATGCGTAATGTTCTACAACTTTCTGACGATGACATAAAAGAATTGCAGAAAGACGTTGAGAAAGAAGACCCGCCGGAAGACGGCGATAACATGGATATTGAAGCAGAACCTGCAGGAGAAGAAGATAATGAGTGAAGATATTTTAAAGATGATTGACGCGATTAATTCCAAAGAATACAACGACGCGAACGATACGTTTAATGGTTTGATTGCACAAAAATTAGATCAGGCATTAGAGCAAGAAAAAGTTAGTGTTGCCTCTAGTGTTTTCGGTAGCAAAGAAGAAAACGAATTCGACCAAGAAGTGGAAGATGCCCTAGAGGTCGAGGAAGTCGAAGAAGAACCAGAAACTACGGAGCACGAGGATGAAGATCTTTGACGAAATGCGTCATCATTTAAAGGAGTCGATGGATCCACGCGACTTTACTGACAAACCAGGATACGTCGTGGTTGTCAAATTTAAGAAAGGCGGAGAAGAAATTAAATACTACTCCGAAAAAGAGCAAGCGGCAAAGAAATATGCTGATCGAGTTAACAAGGTTAACAAGGTCGGAGATGTGGCGCGTGTTCTTAAGACTGATGGTCGTAAGATAATGGAAGCAGTAGATCCTGCTGATACTGGCGGGGCAGAAGAAACAAATATGGCAGTAAAACAGATTGCTGCTATGCGTCACTTCCTCGACGGAATTGAGTCTCGTGTCAAGAAAGAAGGCGATATGGAGGAGTGGTTTCAGAACAAACTCACCAAAGCAAACGATTATCTTAAGACGCTATACTCATATGGTAAGGGTGATGTTGCTGAATCTGTGGGGGAAGAAATTGATGAAGCAGTTGAGTTTCACGTTAGACTGGATCACCTTGACGGCGATAAGAGAATGAAAGGTGCTCTCGATTTGCTAAAGAAATACGAAAAGTCTAAGAAGATTGATTTCGAAGGCGAAACTGATAAGGGTGTTGCCTTTTCTGCCAAAAGCAAGTCTGATATATCTAAACTGGATAGGGAACTCAAAAAGTTTGCTACAGGTGCTCAGATGAATGAAGAACAGGATCCTCTTCTTGCTGATGAAAATCCAGTCACGGAAAATGGTCAGGACTGTGCGAAATCATTCCAAGATATAAGGGAAGCAAAATCCGTAGTGTTCTCTAAAAAAATTAAGGGTATGCACGGCGAAGTCAAGAAAACAAACAAGGGGTTTGTTGCTTATATTGACGGCGACGAACTTGATACCTACAAGAATTTGAACGATGCCAAGAAGGGCATTGAAGTAGCAATGAAAGAATTGTCATAGTCAAGATCAAAATTATTATAAATAAACTATAAAACACGGAAACGATTATGAAACTAATTGCCGAATACACCGAAAGCGATGTTCAATGCATCGTAGAAAAAAGGGAAGATGGTACTAAAAAGTACATCATCGAAGGTGTCTTTGCGCAAGCAGATAAGAAGAATCGTAACGGACGTGTTTATCCAAAAGCAATCATGGAAGGTGCTGTTGGTAAATACGTTGACGAACAAGTATCTAAGCAACGTGCGGTCGGTGAATTAAATCACCCTGAAGGACCAACTGTTAACTTAGACAAAGTTTCACACCTCATTACCGACCTTCGATTCGAGGGGAATAATGTGGTGGGAAAGGCATCTATACTTGAAACTCCTATGGGTAAAATCGTTCAAGGTTTACTCGACGGTGGTGTAAGACTAGGTGTCTCGACTCGTGGTATGGGTAGTCTTGAGCAGAGAAATGATGCAATGTACGTTAAAGAAGACTTCATGTTGAATGCGGTCGATATCGTACAGGATCCGTCAGCGCCAAATGCATTTGTTAATGGAGTTATGGAAGGTGTTGAGTGGGTTTGGAATAACGGCATCATCGAACCTCAAGTAATTGAGAAAGTAGAGACTGAAATTAAGAGAGCTCCAAGCAAGCGACTTTACGAGACGCAGGTTCGCGAGTTTAAAAATTTCCTCTCGTCACTGACTAAAAGCATATAATAGGAGATAAGCATGAATCCAGAACAGGAAAATGTTGAGCTCCACGATGACGAGCAGGAAATCGTGGAAGCTGCTGCAGAAAAAATGCCAGTCGGCACCGAAGACGACTCAGAGAAATCTGTGGCGAAAGCGGGCGACGCAACTGGTAAAGCACCACTGCCTTCAACTGGCACTGCATCTCACAATACTAAGCAAGAGCCAATGCCACGCACCAAGGCAGGTATGGTAAATGCTATGTATGGTAAGATGAATGCTATGAAGAAGGTTGAACTTCAAGCAGCGTATAACAAAATGATGGGCGAAGAAGTTGAGATGGAAGACGAAGACGTCGTAACAGAAACCCGTGCGGTTGAAGTTAAGGTTGACTTCTCTGAAGATCTGAATGCTTTGATTGAGTCTGAAGCAACTCTTTCTGAAGAGTTCAAGGACAAGACTGCTGTAATCTTTGAAGCAGCTCTTAAGAGCAAACTCTCTACTGAAATTGATCGATTGGAAGAACAGTATCGTACCGAACTCGATGAGGAAATTGTCCGCACTCGAGATGACATGGTCGAGAAAGTTGATTCCTACCTTAACTACGTGGTTGAGAACTGGATGGAAGAAAACAAACTTGCTGTACGGCAAGGTTTGCGTACTGAAATTGCAGAAGATTTCATGAACGGTCTTAAGACTCTGTTCACTGAATCTTATGTAGACGTACCTGAGTCCAAGGTCGACCTCGTTGACGAATTAGCGCAGCAAGTAGCAGAACTCGAAGAGTCTCTGAACAAGACTACTGAAAGTGCTATTCAAATGTCTGAGGCAATTGAGGGTTATCAGCGCGAAGCGATTATTCGTGAGCATGCTGAAGGTCTTGCTGCTACTCAGATTGATAAATTACGCTCTCTTGTAGAAGACGTGGACTTTGACGACGAAGAATCTTTCTCTAAGAAAGTTAAGACCGTCAAAGAGTCATACTTCAACAGCAAGAAAGTATCTGCTGATGAGTCTATCGTAGAAGAAACTGAAGGCGAGGCAGATGATACTGTCGAGACTTCTAGTTCTACTTCTCAGTACCTCTCAGCGCTGAAGCGTTTTAACCAGTAAAAAAATAATAGGAGAAATATCTAATGGATATTAACTATCAATCTTTAGTTGAGAAGTGGAGTCCCATCCTCGACGAAAATAGTGCGGGTGACATCAAAGATGCATACCGTCGTAAAGTAACTGCTGCTGTTCTTGAGAACCAAGAGCGTGCATTGCGTGAAGAGCGTTCTCAAGAGAGCGGTTTCCTCACAGAAGCAGCACCTGCTAACAACACTGCTAACGTAGGCACTTGGGATCCTGTCCTGATCGCTCTCGTTCGTCGTGCTATGCCTAACCTCATCGCTTATGATGTGTGTGGCGTACAACCTATGTCTGGTCCTACTGGTCTCATCTTCGCGATGCGTTCACAGTACAAGACTACCAAAGCTGGCGTTTCTGCGGGCGACGAAGCATTGTTCAACGAAGCAGCGGTCGGTTTCTCTGGCGACTCTTCTACTACTGGCAACGGCACTGGTCCTTCAGGTCTTTCTGGTCTGACTGACTCTAACGGTGACTCTTCACTCAATAACGACCGTACTGGTCCTTATGCTGGTGACGCTTACACTACTGCTGAAGCAGAAGCATTGGGCGACGGCGTTGGTGAGACCTTCGCTGAAATGGGTTTCGCAATCGAGAAGTCAACTGTTACTGCTAAGAGCCGTGCGTTGAAAGCAGAGTACACTCTTGAACTTGCTCAAGACTTGAAAGCAATTCATGGTCTTGACGCTGAGCAAGAGTTGGCGAACATTCTTTCTCAAGAAATCCTTGCAGAAATCAACCGCGAAGTAATTCGCACCATCAACTCTCAGGCGAAAACTGGTTGCTTGCAGTCTAACACTGCTATCAACGGTATCTTCAACCTTGAGACTGATGCTGATGGTCGTTGGTCTGTAGAGAAGTTCAAGGGTCTGATGGTTCAACTCGATCGCGAAGCAAACATCATTGCTAAAGAAACTCGTCGCGGTAAGGGTAACGTAGTAATCTGTTCTTCTGATGTTGCTACTGCTCTGCACGCTGCTGGTATGCTTGACTACAGTCCTGCTCTGTCTGCTAACCTTCAGGTTGACGACACTGGTAACACTTTCGCAGGTGTACTGAACGGTCGTATGCGTGTATACATTGATCCATATGCAGAAGCAGACTATGTTACTGTTGGATTCAAGGGTACTAACCCATATGACGCTGGTGTATTCTACTGCCCATACGTACCTCTTCAGATGGTTCGTGCGGTTGGCGAAGATAACTTCCAGCCACGTATCGGGTTCAAGACTCGTTACGGCATGGCGTCTAACCCATTCGTTGGTGGTCCACACACTAACCAATTGGCGACTGCTAAGACTAACCAATACTACCGCATCTTCCGCGTTGACGGAATCCTTGCATCATAGGTTAGACAATAAAAAGAATCCTTTAAAGGATCGTTTTGGGGGCACCTTCGGGTGCCCTTTTTTTATGCGTATAAATAATGTCATAGCATGGAGTGACCTATGGCAACCCTAACAGAAAACACAAATTTCTTTCAACAAGCAGGATTTAAAGTCAATGTGGATAGGAAAAACTATCCGAACTTTGAGTTCTTTGCTCAGTCAGTTTCGCATCCATCAGTCTCCCTGCCGGCAGCAGAGAACGCAACAACCTCGCGTATACAGTCAGTTCCGCAGCCAGGCGATACCTTGACTTTTGACGAACTTTCAGTTATAATACTACTAGACGAAGATTTTAATTCGTATGTAGAAATTTTCAACTGGATGGTAAGAATGGTAAATACAAAGCAGACTAGCGCATACGATGCTAGAATAACAGAAAACGGTGTACCCACTTTCTGCGACATAACAGTGTCCGCGCTCAGCAGTCATAACAATACGTCTAAGAAGTTCGTTTATCGTGATGCCTTTCCCATATCATTAGGCAACGTAGACTTTGAGGCAAACTCCACAGAATTCCTTACAGTACCAGTTGGATTTAGATACACATATTTTGACATCTCTTAATATCATTGGAGTATATTATGAATCTCGAGGACATTCTGAATGAATGGGAACAAGATTGTAAGATTGGTAATGATCTAGCAGAAGCATCTAAACAAACACCATCCCACCACGCCAAGTATCTGCAGTTGCTTTCTATAGCAAAGTTGCGCCTGAAGAAACTTGAGTCAGAGCAAAAGATACTGCTAAAAGAAAAGTGGTTGTGGTATAATGGTAAGATGTGCGAGGATGAACTCAAAGAAAAAGGTTGGGACCCTGACCCTTTTAATGGACTGAAGATCATGAAAGGTGATATGGATTATTATTATGACTCTGACCCAGAGATACAGAAGTCCGAAGAAAAAATTCAGTACTTTAAGACCATTATAGATACTTTGAAGGAAATCGTTGACACTTTGCGTTGGCGGCATCAGACTGTCAGCAATATTATAAAGTGGAAACAATTCGAACGTGGCGACTAATTCGTTATGAGCGAAAAGAAAGGTGGACATTTACTGCCATATGGTAGCAGTATATCCGCGCCAAAGATTACAGTGCCCGATATTGGACGTTTTAAGAATGAGTCGGTAACTAGGGCATCCAATTATTTCCAAGAGCGTGTGGAGTCGCTGCAGCGCCAGTACGAGGAAGTGCTGAAACAGGTACAGGAAACTGAACTGGTTTACACGGCAAGATATAACTTCATTCCTGTAGTTGGTAAGACCTATTACCTCTACCACACAGGGGAAGATTATATTCTTAGCATGATTGAAAACTGGAGCAGGTTTGAGATGATCGGCGCATTTATCTTCACTGCTGATAACGTATGGGAAAAGGTTTAGTTGGATACACTAAAAATAAAACTTAAGAATCATTCCATGCTGACCATCGACTGCGAACCATCGGTGCGTCACGAACTCAGTGAATTTTTCTCATTCTATGTTCCTGGTTATAAGTTCATGCCAGCATACAGAAACCGTATCTGGGACGGTAAGATACGTATGTACAATGGTATGAACGGTGAGATAAACGCAGGTCTCTATCATAAGATAAAGTATTTTGCCGCTGATAGAAACTATGGCATCGAGTTAGAGGAAACTGACTACGGCACGCCCTTCGTTAAGAACAAGGTAAATCATCAGCAGGTCGTCAAGTTTATCGACTCATTAAACCTTCCCTTTGAGATGCGCGACTATCAGTATGAAGCATTCTGCCATGGCATCGAGAATAAGCGTGCGGTGCTTGTTTCGCCAACAGGATCCGGTAAGTCCCTAATTATATATGCTATCCTCCGTTGGTATCTCGAGTATTATAATAAAAAATTGTTAATTATTGTTCCGACAACGGGTCTGGTCGAACAGATGTATAATGATTTCAAGGACTATGGTTATGCGAGTGAAGATAACTGCCACATCATTTACTCGGGTAAGGATAAGGTAACGAACAAACCTGTTATCATATCGACTTGGCAGAGCATACACAAACTTAGACCTGAGTGGTTCAAACAGTTTGGTTGTATCATAGGTGACGAGTGTCATGGATTCAAGGCGAAGTCGCTTTCCAGTATCATGAACAAAGCAACTGAAGCAGAGTATCGCTTTGGTACAACCGGAACCCTTGACGGAACGCAAACACACAAGCTTGTGCTTGAGGGGTTATTCGGACCTGTAAAGAAAGTTATCACAACGAAGCAGTTACAGGAAAAGGATGCATTAGCAGACCTGCAGATTGATTTGCTTGTACTAAAATACTCTGCCGGAGAATGTAGGGATAACGCCAAACGAAAGTATCAGGATGAGATAGACTTTATCGTGCGGCATGAAGAACGCAATAAGTTTATACGCAACCTCGCGCTCACGCGCACGGGTAACACGCTGGTGCTATTTCAGTTCGTCGAGAAGCACGGCGAAAAGTTATTTACTATGATACGCGAAAAGGGTGAGAACGTCTACTATGTGCACGGTGGCACTGATACTTCCGATCGCGAGTCTATACGCGGCATCGTAGAAAGCAAAAAGAATGCTATCATCGTAGCGTCCTACGGTACATTTTCAACAGGCATAAATATAAGAAACCTGCACAATATTATATTCGCTTCACCGTACAAGAGTCAGATAAAAGTGCTGCAGTCTATCGGACGCGGGTTGAGAAAAAGTGATGATGGGAGGACAACGGTGCTTTATGATATTATTGACGACTTGCACTGGAAGGGAACTAAGAACTTTGCGCTGAAGCATTCAGAAGAACGTGCAAAAATATATGCGAACGAGCAGTTTAAATTCGACTTACACGAGGTGGAGTTATGAGCGAAGGGTCGGCGGGACCATTTTTTCAGCAAATGAAACTTACCAACGGCGAAGAAATAATTGCTGAGGTTGAAGTCTGGGATGAGCATGACGTGATTGTGAAGAACGTTCTTAAGATCACCACCAACATTTTCGAAACCCTGAATGAAGAAAACGGCGATCCATACAACTACTACCACTATGGTCTGAAACCATGGATGGCATATAGCATACATAGTGACGGCAACATATCTATGAGTGAATCTAACATTGTAGGAACCTGTTATCCGTCAGAGATGCTTTTGGGCGAATACGCGGTAGCACTCGCTTCCATTAAAAAATTCAACGAGGAAATGCTTGAGTCTTATAGAGACTACAAAGAGCAGGAAAAATCTGAACCTAAAAAGACAGCGAAAAAGACCAGCAGTAATGTATTCAGGTTATTCCGAGGAGACGATGACGACACTGTACATTGACCCCTGCGGCAGGAACAGCTTCTATTATAATGATAAAAAATAGAAAGTAAACCTTTCTTTCCCAATTAAAATTTAGTACAATAGTGTTTTGAATTTCTTGGGGACAAACAATGAATAAACCAGCAAACGCACACTACGTCGACAACGCAAAATTTTCTCAGGCGGTTTTAGACTACGTAAAGAAAGCAAACGAATGCAGAAAAAGAGGAGAGGACAACCCCGTAGTTGACGACTACATCGCTCAGTGCTTTCTTAGAATAGCAGAAGGACTATCATTCAAATCAAACTTTTCAGGGTACACCTATCGAGAGGAAATGGCGATGGACGCAGTAGAGAACTGCCTCCGTGCTATTCGCAACTATGATATAGACGCGGCAACTCGAACAGGCAAACCAAACGCATTCGCCTACTTCACGCAAATATCTTGGTATGCTTTTCTTCGAAGAATCGCCAAAGAAAAAAAGCAACAGGATCTCAAACTCAAATACCTCGCGGAGTCAGGCTATGAAGAGTTTATGATTAACAACGAAGAAGACCCTGAGTCAGCACGTGCGATTCAAAGTTTCATCGATAGTTTGCGGCAGAGAATCGACGAGATAAAGGAAAAGGATTCGAAATTCGAAGATTACAAAAAAACGCATCGTACGCGAGCGCGCAAGACACAAGACTCTGACCTATCAGTATTCTTTGACATGGACGAATTAGAAGTATGAAAATAGCAATCCTCAATGATACTCATTGTGGCATAAGGAACTCTTCGGATATCTTCATAGATTATCAGGAGGAGTTTTACCGCGACGTGTTCTTTCCGTATCTTTTAGAAAATGATATTAAAAACATCATTCACCTTGGGGATTACTATGAGCACCGCCGATACATAAACTTCAAAGCACTTAACAGCAATCGTAAAGTATTCTTAGAGAAACTGCGCGACTACGGTATCACCATGGATATCATTCCAGGAAACCACGATACTTACTACAAAAACACCAACGAACTAAACTCCCTGAAAGAACTGCTCGGGCATTACATGAATGAAGTCAATATCGTCATGAAACCGAAAGTGATGGAATACGGAAGTTTGAAAGTTGCTTTGGTCCCTTGGATTGCTCCAGATGTAGAAAAAGAAACCTATGAGTTTCTAGAGAACTGTGGTGCTGATGTGATCGGCGGTCACTTTGAACTTGAAGGGTTCGATATGTTGCGCGGCATACCCTGTACGCATGGCATGAAGACTGACATACTTGAGCGGTTTGAGTTAGCAGTCTCTGGTCACTTTCATACTAAGTCTCAGCAGGGGAATATTCATTACCTTGGTTCACAGATGGAGTTTTTCTGGTCTGACGCGCATGATCCGAAATACTTTCACGTCCTTGACACCGAAGCACGTGAACTAACTCCCGTGCGTAATCCGGTTACGCTATTTGAAAAGATCACCTATGACGACTCACAAAACGAAGATCAGTATTTGGAGATGAACCTAGACCATCTCGACAGGAAGTTTGTCAAGGTTGTTGTCGTAAACAAGACAAACAGCTTTACTTTTGATCGATTTTTAGATAGAATACAAAGTAGAAGTATTCATGAGTTGAAGATCGCCGAGAACTTCTCCGAGTTTATCGGCGAGAACGTAGAAGATGAGAACATATCAGCAGAGGACACAGAGTCGCTTTTAAGAACGTACATCGAGTCGGTCGAGACATCACTGGACAAGAACCGAATACAAACTCAGGTGCACGAACTTATGATAGAGGCACAGACTCAAGAAATAGCATGATAACCACCCACGATAAATGGCGTGCGCTTAAAGAAGCGTGCGTCGACACTGCTGCTGGCGCACTTATAAACATACCCATAAACTGGGCATTACTATCCCTTGCCTTTGCGACAGAGATGACGGCACTTCAGGCAACGATACTGATCACTACAGTTATCACCTGTATAGCGATTGCCAGAAAAATGTATATACGGTTACACTTCCATAAAAGGATGTTGAATGATCAGGTTTAACAGAGTCCGGTATAAGAACTTTCTTTCGACCGGAGATAAATTCACAGAGATTGATTTAAACGCAACGAAGACTACGCTCATCGTTGGACAAAACGGTTCCGGCAAGTCTACGATGCTTGACGCTATATCGTTTGCCCTGTTTGGTAAACCGCACCGCAATATTAATAAACCGCAGTTGGTCAACTCTGTCAATAAAAAAGGGTGTGTCGTCGAGGTTGAGTTTGAGATAAATAAAAATCAGTTCAAGGTAGTTCGCTCGATTAAACGCTCGCGGTTTGAGATATGGAAGAACGGCACACTTCTAAATCAGAACTCGCACAGCAAAGAATATCAGAAAATTCTAGAGCAGAATATACTGAAGTTGAACCATAAAACCTTTCATCAGGTAGTGGTGCTAGGGTCTTCATCGTTTATACCTTTTATGCAATTATCTGCGAACAACCGCAGGGAGGTAATCGAAGACCTACTGGACATCAACGTATTCAGCAAGATGAATCAGCTGCAGCGCGAGAAGAACGCTGCGCTGAAGGATAGGGTCAATGATAACCTGCACAAGATCGACTTGATCTCAACCAAAGAAGAGGGGCAGAGAAAATACATACGCGAGATATCTAGGATCAACGATGACGTCAAGCAAGAGAAAGAGGATCTTATACAGAGATACCGAACGGAAAAGGACACGCACGTTGCTGCTGTAACAGCGCTGAATGATAAGATAGCAGCGAATAACGCAGGGTTGGACGAGGAGTTAAATGCCGCGCGATTGGAAGTGACTGGATTGCGCGATGCCGAAACAGAAATCACGACTAAAATAAAAGCACTGGTAAAGGAAACAAAGTTTTATGAGAACAACCAATCGTGTCCGACCTGCGAGCAGGACATCGACGAAGATCTCAAGCAAAGCAAGGTCGGACAAGCAAGAGTCAAGGCAACCGAGTTTCAATCACGTATTGCTGAAATCGCTTCGAGAAAAAGCGAAGCAACCGACAAACTAACACGTGCCGAGGAAAGACTGCGGCAAAATACTGAATGGCAATCAGAAATACAAACCAAACAGAATCTGATACGCAACTGCGATGCCGAGATCAGCATAGCGCAAGAAGATATAAACAACCTGACCAATGATAAGTCAGACCTGACCAAAGCAAAGCAAGATCACGATGCGCTATTGGAAGAAAGTAGAAAACTGCAAGAAACCAAACTGCAACTTAATGAGCAGCAGCAATATAATACGGTTGTGCTTGAGTTGCTCAAAGATACAGGGTTTAAGACTAAGATTATTAAGCAGTATTTACCAGTTATCAATAAATTGGTCAACACCTATCTACAGGTACTTGACTTCTTTGTGCATTTTAATTTAGATGAAAACTTTGACGAGTCGATTCGGTCACGATACCGTGATTCCTTTAGTTATGATTCATTTAGTGAAGGCGAAAAGCAGCGGATCGACCTCGCCTTGTTGTTCACGTGGCGGCAGATTGCTAAAATGAAGAACAGCGTTTCTACCAACCTCCTAGTGTTGGATGAAACCTTTGACTCATCCCTCGACCATGATGGTATTGAAAACCTAATGAAGATATTACATACACTCGGTGATGATACGAATATATTTGTAATATCCCATAAGGGTGACTTGCTCGAGGGCAAGTTTGATAGCAAAATCGAATTTGTTAAGCACAAAAATTTCTCAAAGATGAAGGTATAATATGAGCAAGAAGAAAAAGTTGAAGGTCGGCGATTTGATTAGACACACGGTTCAGTCAACGGGCGATATTAGAACGGGAACGGTTCACCAGATGCTATCCACGCAGTTCACCTACAAGGCAGACAACGGCGAACTATATTTCTGCTTCTATAACGAATCTTGGAAAATGCTTGAGAATTGATTTTTATTCAGGTACAATAGTGTTGTGTTTATAGGAAGGTGCAAATGGATACGGTAACTATCGGCGATTACTGCTGGAAAAAATTCAAAGGCGACGAGGGGCAGGACGTCTATGTTGCTCAGTTCAAGATTGATGACGATACGGTACTCGGGCAGTATGTCGACGAGGGATCTTATGACATTCTAGTCGATTCTGATGCTGACTTTTATTTGCCTAGCGAATCATTGGACGAAGGCAAACTTACAGAAGATAGACTCGCGTTCAAGTTTCGTAAGAATGTCTTCACCCCAGAAGAGCAGAAAGGTGCGCTCGAAGGTCTTTGGAGTGCAGCGAGTGAATCGAACAACCGTGGACTAGCAGCTGGTCCGCGCGAGGAACGAAACAAAGATCGCGACTGGGTAACAAACTATCAGACTGAAGTTTTGGAATGGTACATAAAAGGTCAACCGCAGAGCATTACAGGCGAAGATCCTATTGACGTTATCAAGAGTAAAATAGCAAAGAAAGAAGCGAGGGGCGAGAACGTCATTCGTGGAGAAGTTTGGTTGCGCAGTTCTATCGAAAAGGAATATGAGAGTTACGAGAACTTCTTCCCTGCGCTGGAAAAGAAACTTGCCGGCATGCCCATAACTATGGCACAGGCAGAGGCAAAGCAAGTCAAGGCGAAGTATATCTCTGATACTTCATACGCCACTGCCATCTGGTCGGGTATCGCAGGTTTCTATGGACGTTATCCGCGTATACCTTATGGTCGGCCAACAGCATATACAGAGCATAATCCGCAGGACTTTGAAAAGTGTTATCCGTTTGCGCGTAAACTCGAGAAGACTTTCGCCGAACTGATTCCTGGGCGTCATGCGGCACAGAAGAAATATGCCGATGCTCTTGATAAAAGGTTTTTAATTGGGGAGGATACCACCTTCACTACCATTACAGTCAATACGACAACCCATGAACGTAATGCTCGGATGGCATGCCACCGCGATGCTGGTTCGCTCAATGACGGGTTCTCGAATCTAACTGTAATTAGTGACGGGCAGAAACACTGGAAAGGTGGTTATCTAGTCGCGCCCGAAGTACGTGCAGCCATCAACGTGCGGCCAGGCGACTTGTTATTAATCGACAACATGCGAGTGATACATGGTAATACTCCTATCGAAGCACCCGATAGTGGTAAGGAAGATCTACTGCGTATGTCGTTGGTGTTTTACTTCCGCGAAGATATGCAGCATCTGGGTAGTTGGGAGTATGAAAAGATGCGCAGGACTTATGTCGACGAACGACGGTTGAATAAAGATCATCCGTTATGGCGGCAGTCATGGAATGGTGTGAGTCCTGGCATGTGGGATGAACGCGAGTGGTATGATTGGTTAGAAACCAATGGCGGGAAAAATATGTTAACCGAATACCACCCCAAAGCATCTGAAGAAGAAGGCACGCTAGAGGCATTTTTCTAATGATTCTGGGAAGGCACTCGGAAATACATGAACAAAAAGAAATAAGCGTCCTTGAAGAGGGGATCGACTTTAGGAATCCTCTTGTCCGCCGCGAGGTGTTTTTCCGTTTTTATCATTTCCACTTGAAGTATAGAGCACATCCTGGTGCCGTTTATTATGTCATGCCATTTCTGTCAAAGAAGTTTGACTGGAGTTTTGAAGAAAAACTTTGGTTTGCGTTTATCAATGGCGCCACTCAAAACCCATTAACTTCTTGGGTCATCTTCAATCATTTTCCAGACCCCCACTCGACTACTGTTGATGAGATGGAATTGTGGCACCGCAAATACTGGAAGAACCTAGATTACGACATTGATAGAAGGTATCAAAAGGGTCACTTTGTTGAGATGTTTGAAGATTATAAAAAGCATCTTGGCGGCAGATCTCAAAAAGAATTTTTCGAATCGCTAGCGAACACCGACGACCCTTATCGCAATTTTCAAAATGTGTGGGACTATGTGTTCAACAACTTTTTTATGTACGGTCGTTTGTCAACCTTTTCATATCTTGAATATCTTAAGATCATGGGTTTGAGCATCGACTGTGACAGTTTATTCATATATGATAAGTCTGGTTCTGCTAGTCATCGCGCAGGATTGTGTTATGTGCTTGGAAGGGATGAGTTTGATGTTCATAAGAACAACGTAAATATGCACCCTGAAGTTTCAAACGGACACACTAAGGAAATAATGGATTGGTTGTTTGTTGAGGGCGAACTCTTACTAAAAGAGGCAAAGGAAAGGTTTAGAGGAGAGGAGTTCTTTCATGACGTCAATTATTTCACTCTCGAATCAACGTTGTGCTGCTATAAGTCATGGCATCGTGTCAACAGAAGATACCCCAATGTTTACAACGATATGTTCCATGATAGAATAAGAAAGGCAGAAACAAGAGACTGGAGCAAGATAGACGGTTCCGATATAAAATTTGATATTTTCTGGGAGGCGAGGAAAGAAATGCTTCCAGAAAATATCAGAGTTGAGGACAACCCAAAAGATCCAGGACTTGTGAAGGTGAAACAAAACTGGTATCGTTTGACTGGCGAGGTTCCTGTTCTAGAACACTTTGACCCTGTTTTCAAATCGTCATTTTCTGATAGGTGGAGACAAATGTCAGTCGAATGGTATAAAGAAAAGATAAAAGAAGAAACCGACATATCAACACTTGAGGCATTTCTTTGATTGTTCGAAAACTAAAAAACAGAGATGAATATGCTAAGTTGGTGACCAAAGAGAATAAGAAAAAGGATAAGTTCTGCGGCAGGTTTCTCAGCAAAACAGATAAAATGGATGCATGGGACAGAGTCTGGTGTGTTTTTGACCAAGACGATTTAACAATGATGGGCGCGGTCATGGTTACCGTTGCCAAAAGAAAGGCAGGAAACATTGCTAATCTTCAACTTCTTCACACTTGGTATGATCATAGAAGAAAGGGTGTCGCAAACGTTCTTGTTCAGAAAGCATTTGAAGTTGCTAAGTCCCAAGCAAAGTATATGAGGATCTCAATGATTGCCGACGAAGGTTCGTTAGCGTTTTATAGAAGCGTTGGATTTGTTATTATGGGAATGCAGAAAGCAGGGTCTTATTTCTCGATGTGCCGTTTGTCCGGCGATAGTCTTCACGACTCGCACTTTGACTTGATGGATCCAGTCATTCGCGGAGTTGCTTGCTCAGGAACAATGGGTTCGGTCGTTAAGTTTCTCGTTGACCTGCCTGAAATGAATCACGAAGAAAATCTTGAATGTTTGCTTTGAATGAGGTAGAATAGAATTATGAAATATATCTATCTGATTGGAATCCCTGGGACAGGGAAGACCACCATTATGAAGAGATTCATGGAGTCTCGAGAATGGAGGCAAGAACGAGTTGTCGATCTTCTCGATACTCACGTCTCGGACAATGTTCGCGTCTTAGGAAAATATGAAGAAAACGAAACTTTTTCTGGCACGGATAAACTGAGTATGGCAGTCGCGCCAAAAGTTATTGAGTGGTTAAACACATCCCCCGACGAGATAATCGTCGGCGAGGGAGATCGTCTCAACTCTAGGGCAGTATTTGAAACAGCAAAGAAAAATGGTGAACTAATAATCGTGCACCTTACAGTTTCTGCTGGAGAAAGAGAACGTCGATATGACCTTCGCGGTTCTGAACAATCCGAGAAGTTCATCCAAACCACAACAACTAAGTGTAAGAACGTCATCGAAACCTTCGGTGATCAGGATACCCTTTTCGGTGTCGAGAAGGGGAACGTCGTCGAGTTTGCTCATGAGAACCCTTCAGATACCGACAAAATCGTTGCTTTCCTGAATGAGCAAACCTCCTCCTCGCTAAGTCCCTGATTTTGTTAGGGATTTTACTGCTTTACTTTTGACCGTATAGTAGTCATAATATGACTCAAATATAGGAGTCTTTATGGATATTCACAACAAATCAATCGTAGCAAAATTACTCGCGGCAGAGAACATCACTGTCGTGCAGGAAAAGGTATCTACTGCTTCCTTCGATGTCAAAAACCGTGTCCTTAGACTTCCCCTCTGGGCGGACGTCGAGGATTATGTTAGCGATCACCTGATCGGTCACGAGGTGGGTCATGCACTATACACTCCCCTTGAAGGTTGGCATGAAGCAGTTTGCGGCAAAGGTCGGGCATACAAGTCATTCCTCAACGTTGTTGAGGATGCGCGTATCGAGCGTTTGATACAGAAAAAGTATCCTGGCCTTCGCCGCAGTTTTATTAAGTCATACCGCAAACTTCTAAAGGACGGGTTCTTTGGTAAGGACGCAAGCGAGATCAATAAGATGAACCTTATTGACCGCATCAACGTATTCTTCAAGTGCGGCGAAACCATCGGCGTTCGTTTTACTGCTGAGGAGCGCGTTTGGTTGGATAGAATATCTGCCGCCGAAACTTGGGAAGACGTTCAGCGCGTGACCGAGGACCTCTTCGCTTTCTGTAAGGAAAAGGCAGAAGAAGAGCAGCAGCAACTCCAGGAGATGATGACCGCCATGCCCGAAGAAGGCGAGAACGACCAAGAGGACGAAGAAGAAGGTTCCGGCGATGAATATGACGATGAATATGACGAAGGGGATGACGATGGCATCAATGATGCGTACGAAGACCTCTTTGGCGATGAAAATGACGGCGAGGAAGGGGCAGGTAAAGAAGGCGGACTAGAGCACTCAATCGCGTCAGAAACTGACGAAGAAGTTCGTAAGGCAATCGACCATATCTATAATGAGGACATTGCCGGCAATGTCTATAATTACAAACTCCAAGACCTCAAGAAAAACTGGAACGAATATGTTATCAGTTACAAGACGGTTTTGAAAGAGGTGGAATCCAAATTAGATCATCCCTATGCTCCAACTAATTCGCTAATGCGTGTTGGTGAGGCATTATATGATGCGTGGTACGTTCAGAATAACAAACTCGTTAATCATATGGTCAAGGAGTTTGAGATGCGCAAGTCAGCAGCGCAGTATGCTCGTGCTAGCGTATCCAAGACTGGCGTTATCGACACGGTCTTGATGAACAACTACAAAATCACCGACGACATATTCAAGAAGGTCACGGTGGTTCCAGAAGGTAAGAACCACGGGTTCATTATGTATTTGGACATGTCTGGTTCTATGAATACCTGTATGAAAGAGACGGTCGACCAACTGATGTTACTTGCACAGTTTACGCGCAAGATCGGCGTTCCCTTCCGCGTGTATGGTTTTAGCACATATGTGCCGGAAAATTATGAGTCAGATGCGACGTCCCGAAGAACCTTGACCAAGGTAGAAGATAAGACAATATGTGTGCACAAACCATACACGCG